GTCTTTAATTCTTCCTCTACTTCAAAATCTACTTTATTCTCTTCATTATCTGAAGTTACAGTTTCAACTTCAGTCCACTCTTCTTTTTTTTCAGCCATTTCAATTCCTTTCGCTGCTTACGAAGCATACGGTTTGACGTTTCAAGTATAGTATACTATAAAATATGATAAGATGCAAGTACTAATATCAAGAAACTAAATTAAATGTAGGATCTAAATCTCTTGGATGTTCAACTCTACATATCACCTGATCATCAAATAATAGTATTAATCTTACTGATTTATAGAATAACTTCTGACCAGCATGTTTGGCATAACAAACGAAGTCTCCTTCTTTACACCATTCTCCATTGGGAAATTTTATCTCGTCCTGATAAGCTAAATCTCCAATTGATAGAACCTTTCCTACTGTAGTAAGATAGGCCATATCATCTCTGGTAGAATCTGGAAGTACAATACCTCCCTTTGTTATACCTTTTATACTTACTGGTCTTACCAGAATATGATATCCCGGTAACTCTGGTAAAGGACTAGGATCTTTTATCTCGTCCTCTGTAATCCACATATCATTCTTCATTGCTTTTCCTAGTTGTACCTGTTGCATTTACTCCTCTTCTTCGTATATACGATTCTTTACGACAGTTGTAAAAAGTTCTCTTGACCATTCAATTCCACGAACATGTCCTACTAGTTCACGATAATGCGAATAACTTTCCGCAGTACCATTCCCCAGTAACATTTTCAATCTATTTAATTCTTCATTATATGCTCTTATTACTTCATCCCATATTTCCATTATGTTACTGCCATTATTAATATAATAATACCAAGAACACTAAAGGCAATCCAAGATGATGCATCAAGATCCGCTATAACTTTCTTAAATAGATTCATGATCGTACTGGTTTGGGATATTTCCATCCAGAATCTGGACGTTCATTCAGAACACCTTTACGTGCTCGTGCTCCAACTCCACCATCGTCAATGGAACGATTGGTGAAGTTACCATAAAGATCTTTAACTTTACCAGAAACATGCTTTGGATGTCCATCTGTAATTCCACGATCATCGTTTCTTACATGAGTAGGATATCCATCAGTTGTTCCTTTTTCATCGTTTGGGTAGTGGACCCCTCCATATTTAGGCATCTTAGTCTCCTTTCTTTTGTGTTGTTTTACTCATAAGTTCAGCCGCTTTTATATCTTTATCTTTTTCAATATCAGCAGCCTTTTCTAAAACTCTTGCTCTGATCTTTTTATTCTCCAATTTAAATTTCTGATCTTCAGTAGATAATTTCGTTAGCATATCCAAGGATTTCATTTCTGAAGTAGCTTGTGATTTTGCCTCTTCCATTGAAACCTTTGTTAAAAGTTCCAGAGATTTCATTGTTTCCTTACTTGCTCTATCAAGATCAGATTTCTCCTTACGGAAAGTTACCTGTTGTCCTTCAGCTACAACTTCCTTCATAAGTCGTGCTTCTTCCAGTTGAAGTTTCTGTGCATCAAGAGTAGCTTCTGCTGCATTCTGTGCAGCTTCTATCTGCATCTTCTGCTGTTCAAGTTCAACTTTCTTCTGTTCCAATACGACAAGCTGTTGTTCTGGAGATTTAGCCAGACCAGCCGCCTTATTTGCATTCAGTACTTGTTGTGCAGCATAGATCATCGCACCTTCTACAACTTCAGGTGTTTGTTCTACAGGTGTTTCTTCCAATGCGGCCTTTGTTATACCATCCATCTGTTCCTGATATTTGTGGACCATATGCTCCTGAATATTTGCTTCCAGTATTGGACGAATACGTTGCATTGTTTGACTACCACCATTTAATGGATCTTGAAGATAGGCCATCTTGACCTGTACGTGTGCATCATGATTCTGACCAGCAAAGGCTGCAATGGGCATTCCTTTTACTGCGGCCATAATATCTGATACTGGATCAAGATTCTGTGGTTTAATCTTGGGTGGAAGTATTTCTTCCAGATTCGGCATATTGGCAGCACTTAAAATTGTTCTATTCAGTGCTTCCATATTGAACAAGCCGGGAGGAGATTGCTGGGCCATTTGCATAGCCATTTGTGCAATCATAAGGCGGTGAGCATTAGATGGAATATTTGGATCGCTGACGGGGATCACGTCCACTCTTCCATCGAAATCGGATTTAAATATGCTCCGATTTTCAAATGGCACATCATAGGGATATTCACTTGGGAGATAATCATAGTCGATTCTTGCCAAGATCCTAAATTCATCTCGCTGCGACTTGTGAAGTCGCTTATGAATTGCGGAGAAGAATTTACTGGATGCTTCCAGTAGTGCCATTGTTGTACCTACAGGACCATAGGAAGATGCTTCCGATACAATCTGTTCTGTACTATCCGCAAACTTCTGACCTGCCATTGTTACAAAACCAAGCATTTGAAACAAAGTCGAGGAAGGCTCTTTATATGGGAGAGGAACGATAGCCTTCGCCAGATCAATACCTGTAGATTCAACTTCCTTAAACTCACCGGGACTGATTGGATCGTTATCGCCAACCATTCTAACACCCTTTGCCTTAAATCCTCCCGGCAGGTTCGCAAATTGACCTGCATCAATGAGACTTCTCATTGCTGCTGTTGCACTCATGGTAAGATTACCAAGGAAATGCATCAGGCCAAAGCCGTAGAAACCAAAACCGGGTACGAATCTATAATGGACAAAGTGACTTGTCTTTTCTTTATTCGGATCTTCAGGTTTATAGTTTCTACGAATACACAAAACTTTTCTTGATTGCTCTTCTATTGTTACAATATAAGGAAGAGCTATTCCTTCTTCTGAATTAGGTTCGTCTAATTCAAGATAACAATGTTGTTCCAGTAAGACATACTGAGGATCTGTATCCTGTGTCGGAGAGAACCCTAGTATTGTATCCATCTTGGATGCAAAAGCTGTAGGTTGTGGATCAGATGCCTCTGGTAAGTCCGTATCTGAATATATACCAGAACGAACATCTTTTGCCAAATCAACAGGACTACGATAGATTACATGGGTATATCTATCGGCCTTGGATAAGTTACTGGAATAATAAGATACGTAGAATTGATCAATGGGAACAAATTCAGATACTGGACGTTTAAGATTTGCATCGTAATATACTTTTTTAAATGCAGAACCAATTAGTGGAAGATGAAAGAGCATCTTCTCAAATTCGTCGAAGTACTCTGGCATCTGTTCCGTAAGCTGATAGTTCATAAAATTCTTGACACGATTAGATTGCCTCTCCCTTTCGGGAGTTGACTTACCAAGAATCTGTGTCTTGATTGGTCCTGCCGATGGAAATAATTCCTGTGATGCTTTGCTCTGGAATTTAACTGCTGATTCTATAAGTAATGGATGGACGGCAGTACATGCTCCTTCAAATGGTTCGGAAGTTTCCTGTATCTTTAAACCTAATAGGTCAAATCCACGTTCAAACATAGATTCCCATTCCTGTCGGGAATTTTTATCTGAATCATAATTGTTATAAACATTTTCTGCTATTCCACCTAATTCATTATCATCCAAACTATCTGCAAGATTTTCATACCATTCTTTAATAGTATCTTCTGCTTCCATCTCTACATTATTTCTAAAATCAACTATGACACCTCCGTCAGGTTCCACTTCAAATGTAGCTTCCTGTTCCTCACTTATAGGAACTGGATTCATTGGTACAACATTTGTACCCTGTTGTGGTATCATGTCAAATGGATTTCGTTCTGTTGCCATATTTATTCCCGTTTATATTTTAAAATTGTGGTCTTATAAGTGGATAAGGAGGAACAATATCAGATCCTACTCCTGCTGGACTAGGTTGATACATTGCTGCTGCTGCTCCTAAAGGTGTAGCTCTTTTGAATCTGCTTAATGCACTGGCAATGTTTGCCATTTGTACTGGAGATTTACTTGGTCCTTCTACTTGTTTTGGTGCTTCTGGTTTTGGTTCTTCTACTGCTTTTGGTGTAGGTGCTCCTAATTTTCCTAAAGCTTTACGTAATTCTTTAAAAGTACGAGTTGTAATTACATCTTTTGCACGATCTTCAATTGTAGTTGGAGATGGTTCTTCTTCAACTTCTGTTCCGTATATAGCTTCAGCAACTGCTAGTCCTGATTTAATAGCCTTTTTAATTTCTTTTTCTAATATAATAGTAGGATCATCAAAATCCTCAAGGGTATCTGGACGGACTTCGGCTCTTCTTTTTGCCCGTTCTAACGTATCATATAGAGTACCCCCATAGTCCACTTCTGAGGAAGATCCATAATAACCTCTAGATGCCCAATCTTTAAGTTCTTCTATTTTATAATCAACTGAACCACCCTTATCAATACTGTCCCTAAAATTACGAAATCTTCTAGCATAGATCTTATCCCATTCGGGAGTAGCTTGTTTATTTAATTCTAGTCCTATTAAAAATGCTTCGTTATCACTATAGCCTTGATCTTTTAACTCTTCTTCAATATCTAACGTAATGTCCAGCATCTTTGTGTTTATGTTACGTAACTCATTACTCACCTCATAAAGATAGGACTGCACAGAATCTCTATTTAATTCTTCTGCATTATAATGCTCTTCATAAATACTTTCATTAGCTATCTCGTTCATACCACCTTTATCAGAAACAACATCCTCAAAAAATTCTCTATATTGCTTCTCTTTAACCGATGCAAGTGATAATAATTTTCTTACATTTTGATTTAATGTAGAAGCTGGTACTTTAACAAGATCACCTTTTCCTGCAACAAGATCAATCAATCTACCTGTAGGTATTGTACCTACTACTTCTTGTGCTACTGTA